GTGAGTGAAAAGAAACCCCTTCTTTATACAGACGCGGCAATTGTCTTTATGACGATTGGCTCTGCCGCTGGATGCAGTCTGCCTGTTGATCTGGTTGAGGAGATCGCGGCATCCGGCGGGTGTGAGCGTGGAGATTTTTTTCAGAAGTGTCTCGGCCAGCTTATTGAACTTGGATTGGTTGCCCGGTGCGGTGATCAGGTTTGGATTCCAATTCCTCGCTCAAAACCAGTGAAGCTTCTGCGGAGCGAGATTGAGCACGAATTAAAGGAGCTTAGGAAATGAACGTGCCAGCGCTGATTTCCGTGGCGGAACTGGCGTCGATTCCTGGGATGCCGAACGAAAGGACGCTTCAGCGGAATGCAAAAGCCAGAAAGTATCCGGTTGAATCTTCAGCCGGACGTGGTCGAAGCGGAAAACAGTACCGGTTTGTTTTTAACGGGCTTCCGGATGAGTGGAAGCACAAGGTGATTTTGCATTACCACCGGCTGGAGAGCGGACGGAACGGACAAAACCAAGATTCCAGATTTGAGATTTCAAACGCACTCCCACTGCCCGGAGCGGATAATCCGACCGCTCCCTGTACACAGAACCGAGCGGTTGCCTGTCCGCCCGTTAGCACAAAACAGGAACTTGATTTTGAGCTTCCGCCGGTCGATCCGGCGGAGGTGCTTGGCCGTTTTGAAACAGCCAGCGGGAAGAAACGGGCCGCGGCAGAAAAAAAGGTTGATGCGCTGCGGATGGTTTTGGAGCTGGAGCGCGGCGGAGGCTGGACAAAGGATGCGGCGGTTAAGTTTGTGGCCGCAGATAAGGAAATCAGCCGCCAGACAATTTGGAACTGTTTTAAGGCGGTGCGCGGTTATGACGACAAGCTGTGGCTGGGGCTGCTGGTTAAGGATCGACGCGGCGGGAATAATCCAAAGATCGAGGTTTCCGCCGAGTTCCTCGCTGTAATCTGGACGTTTTATAAGAGCAAGCGGCAGCCCTCCTTTTCGCTGTGTCTGTGGCAGGCAAAACGGCACGCCCCTTTAATGCAGCCACCTGTGGCGCTGCCGAAATGCAAAGACCGGACGATTGAGCGGCGGTTTTGCGAGCGTTATCCAGATGCAACCAAGGTTCTTTATCGGGAGGGTACCAAGGCCTGGCGCGAAAAATGCCACACGAGCCAGCGGCGAGACCGCAACGAGCTACATGCGCTGCAGGTGATTAACGGCGACGGCCACGTTTTGGATTATGAGGTGATCTGGCCGGACAACAAGAGGGGCCGCGTAATGGCGACGTTTTGGATGGATTTGAGCAGCAATTATCTGTTTGAGCCCTATCTGGCGCGGTCTGAAAACACGGACACGATTCACCGGAGTTTTATGCTGCTGTGTGAACAGCACGGCATTCCAAAGGGCGTCTATATTGACAACGGCATGGGTTATGCCGGAAAGGCGCTGAGCGGCGGAGACAAAGCCCGGCACCGTTTTAAAAAGATTAAGGATGAAGCGACGGGTGTGTTTAAGATTCTCGGCGTAAAGGCGACCTGGGCAATGCCTCGGCGCGGCCAGTCGAAGCCGATCGAACCCGCATTTGAAACGCTGGAAGATCACCTAAAGGTGATTCTTGGCCGCGAGCTGGATGACGCCTACTTGGGGCATGATCACAAGTCGCGTCCGGAAGGCGGACAGACGCCCATTCCTTTTGAAGCGCTACGCACTGCGGTGATGCAGGCGGTGCTTGATTACAATACCCGTACCGGTCGCCGCTCCAAGGCGATTCCGGTGAATGGCGGGAATTATTATGGGCTGTTCAAAAAGAAGTATGACGAGGCGAAGGCAGCAGGCCTGATTGATGTGATGGAACCGTGGCTGGCGCAGGTGGCTTCGCGGCGAGGAATTAAGCGCAAAGTGCATTCGAAACAGGGCGGGATTTTCTCACTTCCGAAAGTTGGAACATTTTCACACACGGATCTTAACGAGTATCGCGGGAAGATGGTCGAGGTGCGTTATGACCCCACGAATATGCACAGCGATCCGATTGTGCTGAATGAAGCCGGGCAGATGATCTGCCGGGCAAAAGTGCTTCAGGCCATCGGCTTTATGAATTCGGCTGACGGACGCGAAAGCATGCGGCTTGAGCGCACACGCCAGAAGCTGCACCGCCAGCTGGGAGAGACTCACCGGCAGCAGGATGTGCTGGAGGCCGCGAAGGTTCTGAATGTCAGCGGCGATGAACTGCGGAGCATGGATCAGCAGACCGAGGAACTTCAGAAAAAATCCAAAAAGAAAGCCGCCGAGGTCAAGGCGCGTGTGGAGGCAGATCGGGAGGATTTTGATGCGTCCATTGCGGTGACTGTTAGCCGCATGCGGAACGCCCCGATTAAACAAAACGACGATCCGGCGGCGATGTTTTGGGGGGGCGCAAGATGAGTCCGAACAAGAAGATTGAATTGATGATGGCCGCCTCGAGCCTTCCGCGCGACCAGTTTGCAGCGCAAATCGGCATGACCAGTCAGTGCCTGGATGATTATTTAATAAAGCCATTTCTCCTATTTAACGACGACCAAATCATCGGGCGGTGCGCGTGGATATTCGGGCCTAAAAATTTTCTTGATGATAATGAGCGGTTTCCGCCGCTGAAGGCTTTGAAGGAGAATTTTGAGCGGTGGACTGTGAGATGCCTTGAACGTGCGAAAAAACAGCAGTTTCATATTTATCTCAGTTATGAAGCCTGGATAGCGACGAAGGTTTCTGTGTCTATCGACGGCGAGGCAACTTATGTCTGCCCGGAGTGTCAGGCGCATAATTGGACATCACATTTTTGCGACAGGTGCTGGTTTGAATTTGCCCTGAATGACCATAAGCGCGTCGGGCATCCATCCATTAAGGCGGAAGCCTATTACCTCGACCCGGACGGAGTCACAACCTGTGAGTGCTTCCGTTTCGCCACTTTAGCCGAACAAAAAACACCATGAAAATTTTTCACCGGCCGGCAGATACCGGAAAGCGGGCCCGCGCAACGGGAAGTAAAAACTCCGACGAACTGCCGGCCGGTGGAAATTAACAAGGAGGCACCAATGGAAAAGACGATCAGTGACATGAGCACGCTGGGCGCAGAACTGCACCGCGACATCATTCTATGGAGACGCCGGACATTCATCTGGCAGGCAGCTACAGCTGCTCTGGCGATCGCGCTGTGCCTCGTTGCATTTTTTGGATGAACCAACACACCAACCCGCCGAAAGGCGGATAACCAGGAGACACCAAGATGGGAATGAAAGCAGAGGAACGCAAACACCTCAGAGAGCAGATCGGCGCGATGCTGAGCAGCAGCGCAGTCGGTCTGAGCCAGAATGAAATGTCCGCCAAGATCGGGATCAGCGGAGCGGCGCTCAGCCAATGGCTGAAAGGGAAGTATCCCGGCAGCAATACCGAACTCGAAACCAAGATCGAGCGCTGGCTCGATACCTACAGCGCCGGTGAGGAATACGCCAGCGAACTGCCGCCGGAACCGGAGTGGGTTAAAACGCCGACCGCCGTGCGGGTCTGGAACGCAATCGAGATGGCGCACCGGCTGAAAAGTCTGGTCTGTGTTTACGGTGCGGCCGGAGCCGGTAAAACAAAGACCTGCCTGCAATATCAGGCGCAGCGCTCCAACGTTTGGATGTTCACTCCGACCAAGGCGACGTCAAGCGTGCGCGGCATTCTGATGATGATGTGCTCCCGGATGGGCATCCGCAATCCCGGCTCCGGAAACTACGCCATGCAGGAAGCCATTATGCGCAAGATGGCCTCCTCCGGCGGCGTGGTGATTATTGATGAGGCGCAGCAGTTGAATTTCGGAGCGCTTGATCTACTGAGGCAGATTCAGGAGCAGGCCGGTGTCGGCATGGTTTGGTCTGGAAACGAGCCGCTCTACACGCAAATGACCGGTGGCGCACGCGGCCCGAAGTTCGCACAGATATTCAGCCGCATCGCCCAGCGCACGCACATCGAGCTGACTCAGGCCGATGACGTTGATCTGGTGGCCGGGGCGATGGGCGTTACCGACAAAGCATCCGTCGACTATCTGCGCCAGATCGGCGTTCTGCCAGGCGGCCTGCGCGGCGTGGTAAAGACTCTGCAGCTGGCGAGTATGGCTGCCGCCGGATCCGGCAAGGCGCTTGACCGCGATCTGATCGCTCGGGCGTGGCGCAAATTAACAAACGAATAAGGAGAGAATTATGGCGACGAAGAGAGTGAAGAGTTTGGGGTTTGAGACGCGTGGGGAGTTTGATGCCGCGCTGGATGATGTGGCGGCGATGAGTGTGAGCCTGCGCAAGATGGAGGCCGACCGCGATGAGGAGCTGCAGGCGGTTCAGGAGGCCTATAACGACGATATTCTGGATGTGAAGAAGAAGATCACTGGTCTGATTGCGCAGGCGGAAAAATATGCGCTGTCGCACCGCGCGGAACTGTTTCCGGATGGAAAGAAGACCAGTGAAACGTCATTGGCTCTGTTCGGGTTCCGGACGGGTAATCCGACGCTGGCGCTGCTGAATAAGAAGTGGACGTGGGACGAGGTGATCCATGCGCTCAAGAGCATGGCGCTGACCGAGTTCATTGTGACCAGGCAGGCCGCCGATAAGGAGGCGCTTAAAGCCCGTTTAACGGACGTTGAATTGGCGGCGGTTGGATGCCGCGTAAATCAGGATGAGAGCTTTTGGGTGGAGCCGAAGCTGGAGGGAGAAGGAAGGCTTTAGGCTTTGGGCTTTAGACCGGAGGGAGACACCATACATACACAACCAACCATCACAGATTCCGACCGGCGAAAGATTTTTGCGCTGGTCAAGGAGGCGCACGAGAAAACGGCAAGCCCGCTGCCTCTGGATGATTTTCGCCAGCAACATCAACAGGCTGTTGGCATCGCCAGCCTGAAAGATTGCCCTGCATCGTTCGGGCTTAAGTTGATGAACCGGCTGCACCGGATTATTGACGAGGAGCGGACGGAACAGACAGAACCGACGAAGCGGACGGAACGGAGAACTGTTCGGGTGGAAGGCCAGCCGTGCGAGGGGCAGCTACGGAAGGTTTTTGCGCTACTGACCGATATGAGCCTGAGCTGGGAATACGCCGATGGCATGGCGGCCAGAATGTACGGACAAAAACGGACAGAACAGTTGAAACCGAATGAACTGCGAGGACTGATTGCCGCGCTTACCAAGCGGCAAATAAAACGCGGGGGACGGAGAACAGAGGTCGGTGGGGTGCATCATGGCTGATCTTTTTCCATTCATGGCGGAGGTTCCAGTAATGGCCGAGCCGAACGCAGAGGTCGGCAATTCTGAACTGCCGCCGGTACTGCGGGAGATCGAGCGCGTGGCTGGCTTTAAAGCAGCTATGCGGCTGGTCAATCAGGTGGGCGGCTTGAGCGTGACGATTCCAAAAACTCCGGATGCATCGCATGTGCTCACGCAGGCGGTCGGGCTAGAGATTGCCCGCAAGATTTCCGCGTTGTTCGGCGGCGAACGAATTGCGGTGCCACGCGCCCACCACTACCGGACGGTTCTGCGCCAGGCCGAGGTCTGCCGCCGGTACCGCGCCGGTGAAGTTGTGCGGCTGCTGGCCAAAGAGTACGGGTTGACAGAACGTGCCGTCGAAAAAATGGTGGCGCGCGAAAACCTGCGCCGCCAGCGCCGCCGTTATGAAAAACTGATGAAAGGCAGAGGTTAAGATGAAACCTGAAAGCGTCGGCCCGAGTGAAGATCTATTCCAGTGGGGACACAAACAGGCGGCAGCTAGCAAACCGCAGGAGTTAGAAAACAGTATGGAGCTGAAGCTTTCATCGATGAAGTCTGCGCTGATGGAGCGGCGGGTGATTCATGCGGATGACTTTAAATACATGTTCGGCTGGGATGCGCGCACCTGCCGCGCCATCGCGGCCGCCAGCGACGGCCATATCATCAGCACGCACGACGGCTATCTACTAACCGAACGGGCTACGCCCGAAGAATTTGATGCGGCTAACGGCCGGATTTATTCGCAGGCAAAAAACATGCTCCGGAGGGCCATCCGGGAGCGGCGGGTGCGGCATGAACAGATTGGGCAGGCACAAGGCCAGTCCGTACGGGAGCGGTTATGATGGAAAAGCGCACTGATTATCACCGGTCTTATTACCGGGCGAATGCCGAGACGCTGTCTGAGCGCAAGCAAGAGGAGCGTGACAATTTTGATCAAGCCACAACGTATTGGCGGCAGAGGAACCTGTTTAACCGCGATCTGCCGTGGCTGATTAAGAATATTCCGGAGTCGATTGTTGAGCGGGCGCGGGTGGCTTATGAAAAAGTGCTGGCACTTCACGAGCCGGAATGTGTTGAGAAAAAAACGAATGTCTCAACAGGTCGGGAGAAAAATAAATGAGTTTTAAGGATAGATACAGCTTTTGGGTGGACCGGACGGTGGACGGGTTTGTTTACCGCTTCCGGGAGTATGCGATTAAACGGCATTTAATTGGCGGTTCCGAACATTGGGAAACGTGGAAAGAGTTCACCGATCCGCGCGAAACGGCCCGTGAATGGCGGCGGCTGTGCGATCAGGCCGCGAATTGATTGTGCTGACTGCGCTGCGCTTAGTGGCGCGAAAGGAGGAACCTGTGACGAAAGAAGAGAAAGCAGATTGCATTGTAGAATTGAGCCACCCGTATGGGCGCGTTACGCTGCTGTGCGACGGAAGAAAGGTTGCGATTTGCGAACGTATCCGGCGTGAAATTAAAATGCGTTTTCCGTGGGGTTTGTCGAAGTTGACCGGCCTGACGAAATAAGCGCAAACAGATGAAGAGCGAACCGGTTCGGGTGAAATCCTGAGCCGGTTTTTTTTATGGTTGGGTCTTCTGAGGGAGCCCGCCACGACAACGCGCAAGCCGCGCGGGCGGGTCTCCCGGTTTTAAAACCAAAAGGAGACCCCGGTATGAGCACAGATCCGAATGGCGTTAGGAGCATTATCATCGTGATGGACACGATTCTCGACATCGGAACAGATATTGCCGCCGCACTCGACGACAAGAAACTTTCCATCAGCGAAGGGCTTTCGTTTAGCAAACACATTCCCGGCGCGATCGCCGCGATCAAGGCGGCTCCGGATCTGCCGGGCGAACTGAAAGACCTCGACGCCGCCGAGCGCGAAGAAATCATCGCGCACTTCGCCGGTAAGTTCGATTTACCGAACGATCAGATTGAAGATCGAGTTGAGAAGCTTTTTGCGGTGGCCGTCAATCTGTCGATCGAAGTTGTCGCGATTGTTGACGTGGTGAAGGCGTTCCGGGCGAATAGTTAGACGGGACAAAACCGACACAACGGGGCGGGCCTGAAACTGCCCGATAACGGGAGACCCCATGTTTTTACGTAGACGGAAAGATCAGCGCAGTCAACGTAGGCTTGATCAACAATAGATGAAGCGTGCGAGGAGATGTATGACTGGGTTGATGCGAGCCACCTTTTACTTTTACCGAAAGCACCCCGAGCTGTGCAGTAAGGTCGGCTACTGATGAGTGCGGTTTTCGGAGCGATTGTCGGGCTGTTTTCTCGAGCGATTGAGCCGGTCGTTAAGCTGCTGGATGATGAGAGGTTTACCCCGGAAGAACGGGCCACGCTAAGCAATACGACGGTGCTGGCTGAGTTGGCCAATGAGCGGGTTGCGTTTGAAATTGAAAAGCTGGAATGGCAGGTGCAGTCCGAAACCCAAAAGCGTCTGGCAGCCGAAGCCCGTGCGGAGGCGGATGGCCAGCTGGCGCTGGCGAAGATTCATCAGGCCCAGACCGACGAAGACGACCTGTTTACGAAGCGCGTCCGGCCAACGGCGGCGTATGCAATGACGGTGATGCTGGTGGTGGATCAAGTGTGGCACATGTTGGGCCGGGAGCGATTTTTTGATAGCACGCTGCTGATTGGCTATTTTTCGTTGCTCGGACTGTATGTGGCAGGACGGAGTCTTGAGAAGTTTAAACGGATGAAGGGGTAAAGCATGGATGCGGGTGTTGCGGTGGGTCTGGATCCGTGGCTTCAGAATATGGTGTGGCTACTGGGGGTGATCTGGTTGGTGATCCAGATTGTGAAGAGCCTGCGCAGGAGCCCTCCGGCGGAACGGGAGTTTGAGAGCAAGCTGGATGCGACGGCCTGCCAGCAGCGGTGCAGCACATACCGGGCTCAGAATGACGCAGATAATTTGCGACGGGATAAGGGTAGCAGCGAGAGTCGCGCCAAGCTATACGGCCTGATTGAAAAATTACGCTCCGATATGGATGAGGGTATGCGCGAGCTGGGAGAGCAGACGGCGGCGCTGGAGGTGAAAACCGACATGATAAACCAGCGGCAGATTCAGATGGATCAGAAGATCGACACGCTCCTGCGCCGTTAATTTTAAAGAAGGAGACATCATGGCACTGACAGAAGAATCCAAAGAGTTACTGCGCACCGCAGTACTGATACAGCTGTATGCGGCACGGGCGACCGGGTTGCGGGTTGAACCGATTCATGTCGGCGTAAAGCTCGCCGGGTTCCAGACGCTGGAAAAAGAAGAGTTGCTCAAGCAGATGCGCTACCTCGAAGCGCACCAGATGGTAGAGCGCGCCGACAAGGAGATCAGTAAAGCCGTCGAGGTTTTCCTGATCACGGAAAAGGGCGTGGCGCATTTAGACGAATCCAGACTGATTTAAGAAGGCTTTAATGGAACCACTGTATGCCGACACCATCGACTGTGAAGACGCTGCCGAAAGATGACCGCGAGTGGCTTGAGAAACAGCTGCTTGAGCGAAATTTTGCGGATTACGACGGTCTAGTCGCGGCGCTGTCCGAACGCGGGCTGGAGATTTCTCGCAGTGCCGTCGCGCGCTTCGGCAAGGAATTCAAGGACCATTGCGAGAACATCAAACGCATCACGGATATGGCGCAGATCCTGACGGCCGAGATCGGCGACGACGCCAATGCGATCGGCGACGCAGCCCTGCGATCGATGCAGGCGCAGTTGCTTGATTCGCTGCCGGGCTATGACTGGTCGAAACTTCATGAGATGGAACCCGGCGAACTGTCGCTGGCTATCTCGCGGCTGAGCCGCGCCGGAGTGAACCAGAAGAAATGGATGGCGGAAGTCAAATCAAAGGTCGCGGCGGTAGCCGCCTCGGTTGAAAAGCGCGCATCAAAAGCCGGGGTCAGTTCTGAAACCATCGCCGCCTTCCGCAAGGAAATCCTCGGGATACTTCAGTAATGAAGGGTGCAGAAAAAACTAAAGCGACCGGATACCTGCTGCCGTATCAGGTGCGCTGGTTGCAGGATAAATCCCGTTTTAAAATCTGGGAAAAGACCCGGCGCGGCGGGATGAGCTATGTTCAGGCTTATGAGGACGTGGAGGATGCGTCTAATGCCGACAAGCCGATGGATGTTTTTTTCAGCTCGGCAGATGCGTCTGCCGCCACAGAATACATTCTCTATGTTCAAAAATGGGCCGAAGCGCTGAATGTGGCCTGTGAATATGTCGGTGAAGTGGTGATCGACAGCGAGCATGATATCAAGGCGCTGTCGGTTACTTTTTCAACCGGCAAGCGCATTGTGGCGCTGACTAGCAACCCGAAGGCATTCCGATCCAAAGGCGGGAAGCTGGTGCTCGACGAGTTCGCCTTCCACGAGCAGCAGGACGCGATGTGGAAAGCGGCCAAGCCGATTGTGACGTGGGGCTACCCGGTGCGCGTGATATCCACCTATAATGGTAAAGGCAACCGTTACTCCCGCATGGTGGCCGATGCGAAGAAAGGTAAGGAGCTTGTGGGTGGCCAGTGGAGAGTGGCGAGTGGCGTGCAAAAGGCGAACGCCTGGAGTCTGCACACCACAACGATCGAAGACGCCGTCGCCCAGGGGCTGGCCGATAAGATTCTCGGGCGCGTGCTGACGGCCGCCGAACGGGAAGCCTGGCTGCAGGAAGAACGCGACGCCTGCGGCGACGAAGCGACGTGGATGCAGGAATATATGTGCGAGCCGGTCGATGGCGCGACGGCATGGCTGACCTATGAACTGATTTCATCGTGTGAGGATCCGGAGGCCGGACGTCCGGAGTTGTATAAGGGCGGCCCCTGCTTCTTCGGCAACGATATCGGCCTGCGGCATGACTTGTGGGTGCTGCCCGTTTTTGAAGAGGTCGGTGATGTGTTGTGGTGCCGCGAGCTGATCCGGCTGAAAAAGAAAAAGTTTACCGAGCATGATGCGGAGATGGAGCGCGTATTCCTGCGGTACCGCATCGCGCGCGGCCGCATGGACCAGACGGGTATGGGCGAGAAACCGGTTGAAGACGCCAAGCGGCGCTATGGCGAAAGCCGCGTCGAGGGCGTGATCTTCACGCCGGGCAACCGGCTGCTGATGGCCAACGCCGGAAAGCAGGCGTTTCAGGATCGCAAGATCAGGATCCCGCCGGATACGGCGCTGCGCGACTCGCTGCATAAACTGCAGAGCGTTCCAGGCCAAAACAACCAGCCGCGCTTTATGGCCACCAGCGACGCCGCCGGTCATGCCGACGAAGCCTGGGCAATCTTCCTCGCCGTCACGGCGGCGGATTGGCCGGTTGCAATTTACGAATACGAAGCCGTCAAAGTGGAGTGCTCCGGAGGATGGAGGAACCGCGCGGATGAACAGGCCGATGATTTCAGGACTGAAAGGTTTGGGCTATGAGTGAACTGGTTGATCAATTCGGTAGGCCGATCAAGGTTAAGGAGCTGGTGCAGGAAATTGCTTCGCCCGTCAGCGGCGTGCGCGATATCTGGTATGACAGTCAGGCAACCAGTCTGACGCCGAGCCGTCTGGCAACCACGCTGGCTGAACTGCGCGAAGGCGAGATACAGAATTTCATTACGCTGGCCGATGAAATGGAGGAACGCAATCCCCACTATTTTTCCGTGCTGGGCACCCGCAAGAATGCGCTTACCGGCCGCGAGCCAGTGGTTGAGTCGGCAGGCGACGACGCGGCCGCTGTCGAACAGGCCGATGCCGTGCGCGAACTGCTGCGCCGCCCAGAGTTCGATGACCTGCTGGACGATCTGATGGATGCGCTCGGCAAAGGGTTTTCGGTTAATGAGATTTTATGGAACACAGACGATCCGGCCATTTGGTGGCCTCGCCGATACAAGCCGGTCGATCAGCGCTGGTTCCTTTTTGATAAAAAGACTCTGGAGCTGCGCCTGCGCGATCGCGACGTGCGCGAAGGGCTTGCGCTGGTCCCGTATAAGTGGATTATCCACTACCCGCGCCTTAAAACCGGCTTTCCTGTGTCCGGCGGGCTGGGACGCATTGCCGCCGTCTCGCACATGTGCCTGAACTATACGCTTAAAGACTGGATGCGGTTTGTTGAGGTTTACGGTCAGCCCTACCGGCTCGGGAAATACGGCGTATCGGCCACAGCGGCCGACAAGGCGATCCTGAAACGCGCAGTGATTAATATCGGGGCCGACGCGGCCGCCATCATTCCCGATTCGATGAACATTGATTTCAAGGAATCGAGCGGCGGTGCAGGCGGACACCTGCTGTTTAAGGCCACGGCCGAGTGGATGAACGACCAGACCAGCCGGGCTATTCTTGGACAGACGGCCAGCACGGGCGGTACGCCCGGCAAGCTGGGCAACGATCAGGAGCAGGCCGATGTGCGTCGCGATATTTTGCGCAAAGACGCCAAGAAGCTCGCCGCCACGCTCAATGCCTATCTGGTGCGGCCGTTTATCGATCTGAACTTCGGCCCGCAGAAAAAATACCCGACGATCAAATGGCAGTTTAAAGAACCGGCCGATCTGCCTGCGCTGGGCGAGTTCCTAGCGAAGACAGTTCCGATGGGACTGCGCGTTGAACAATCTGTAATTCGTGATATGGCCGGGCTGCCGGATCCCGAGGAAGGTGCCGAGGTGTTGATGTCTCCTGGCGGTGCCTCTTCGGGTCCGGCGGCTCCGGCATCCGCGCAGAATGCGCGGATTTCAGATCGCAGATTGAAAATTGCAAAGACGGCGCTGAACGCGGCCGGTGATCCGGAAGATATCGTTGACGATCTTGAACAGTTTGCGCTCGACGGCTGGGAACCGGCGATGAGGCCGCTGGCTGATGCGCTGCAGCAGCTGGCTGACGAATGCGAAACTGCCGAAGAGTTTAAGAGCCGCCTCCCGGAGATTGTTGCTCTGGCGGATTTGAGCGAGCTGACGCTGGGGCTGGCGACGGCGATGTTTAAGGCGCGGGGTGCGGGAGACGGTGATGAGGTTTGAGGCTTTAGACCATAGGATTTAGGAATACAGATGCCGGATAAAAAATACAGCCCTGGGCCGCCGCCGAAAGAGGCCATCGAGTATTTCCGCTCCAAGGGCTGGAAAGTCGGCTTTGACTATCAGGACGTATGGGAGCAGGAACACGCTTTTGCTTTCACCGCCGCGAAGGCGATGACCGTTGATGTGCTGGAAACCTTACGCGCCGCGACGGATCAGGCGCTGGCCGAGGGCCGCACGTTCCGCGATTTTTCCAAAGACCTGCAGCCGGAGCTGGAAAAGCTCGGCTGGTGGGGCAAGGCGGAGATGCCGGATCCGAAAACCGGCGAACTGAAGAATGCGCAGCTGGGAAGTCCCCGCCGGTTGAAAGTGATTTATCAGACCAACCTGCGGACCGCGCGCGCGGCTGGAAAATGGGAACGCATTCAGCGCACCAAGAAACTGCTGCCCTATCTGCGCTATTCGCTCGGCCCATCCGAAAAGCACCGTCCGGAGCATGTCGCATGGGAAGGGCTCGAGCTTTTGGCTGATGATCCGTGGTGGGACAGCCACATGCCGCCAAACGGCTGGGGCTGTAAGTGCTGGGTGCAGCAGATCACCAAATTGGAAGTGGATTCGACCGGCGGCCCGGACAGCGCTCCGGACGATGAGCTGGTCGAGTGGATCAATCCGCGCACCGGCGAAAAGGATCTGATTCCAAAAGGGATCACTCCGGGATTTAACTTCAATCCCGGCAAGACGCGGCAGGAAAAGTCGTTTGAGCGATTTAAAGAGCAGTTGAATGGAGGGCTTGATGCATCAAGCCCGTACTCTGCGAGCGCGGCCGATGCGGTGCATCGGGCGTGGATGCAACCAGAGATCTTTGGCCGCTGGCGCGAAAACCCGCAAGGGAATATTCCGGTGGCCGTCATGGATGAAGAAACGCAGGCGCTCATGGGCGCACAGCAGCGAACGGTCTATCTTTCAGCCGCGACAATGAAAAAACAGGAGCTAGATGCGAAGCACCCGGATCTGAGCGATCAGGATTATTGCCTGCTGCCGGACATCATTGCCAAGGGCGAGATGTTCAGAGCGGATGACCAGCGGCTGGTCTTCTTCCGCCGCAACGGACTGTTTTACCGGGCGGCCGTAAAGACGACGGCGGACGGACGCGAGAATTATATGGTGCATCTGCAGGAGATCCCCGAGCGTAATTATACAAGCACCGCCAAAAAGTATGAGCGGCTGAGAGAAGAAAAGAAGTGAGGCGCGGCAGGGCCTGTCGGTAACCCTGCAAGGCGATCCGCTCTTTCGAGCGTCCTACGGCAGACAGAATATCACCGTGTCGCGCGCCTCAGCTGAATGAAACGTGCTCTTACGGGAGCCGAAAGTCAAGATCCGGCCGTCTACGGCCTCCTGCCCAAACATCCCCGCCCAACCAAGACCGAACGCGTTCGGACGGTTTACTGTGGCGCAAAACGATAGAAGTTTGAAAAGCAGGAGAAAACGAATGCCAAAGAAACAGAGAATTGAAAGCGCGCACTGCGTCATGGCGCTGAATGCCGCCGGTAACGGACTGAGCAGAACCATCAACCTGCTGCCGAAGCCGCTGGAAGATGGAACCGTTCCGGGTCGCGACGGCCGTTACTGGAAGTTGTCAAACCCTGATGCCGTGCTGGCCGCATCCAATACCTACGCCAAGGAGTTCGGTGCGCCGTTGGATGAAGGCCACAAGATGTATTTCGCGCCGGGCTCTCCGGCGTTCGGATGGTTCCAGTCGTATGCGGCCAACGGCTCCGGCGGCATCGATGGACTGAATGAGCTGAACAACCTTGGCGCTAACGCAATCGACAACAAGCACTACCGCTACGCGTCGGTGGTCTTCGACTACGATTTTGAAACGCTCGAAATCCTTGTGATTAAGGGTGCCGGGCTGACCAACAACCAGAACCTGCAGGTGCAGGCTCTGAATAATCAACTCCCGGCCCGAGCCGGGGCTAACAAGGAGGATGGAATGCTTAAAGCATTGCTTACAGCGCTGGGTCTTAGAGAAGACGCCACGCAGGAGCAGGCCCTGAACACCATACAGGGGTTGCAACAGGCAAAGACGGCCCTGAATTCGCAGGGAGAAGTGGTTCCGAAGGCGGACCATGTATTGGCGCTTAACCGCGCACAGACCGCAGAGACCGCTCTGCTTGCAATCAAAACGGCCGATTTCAAGGCCAAGGTCGAAACGGCCATTAACACGGCGGTTAAGGACGGCAAGCTGTCTCCCGCCACCAAACCGTTCTGGGAAAAGACCCTCGTCACCGAGCAGGCGCTCAATGACTTCCAGCAGGACTACCTGGGCAAAGCGCCGGTTCTGACGGCGGAGCAGACGGCGGCAGGTGGCGCAGCTCCCGGTGCGGATACCGCGCTCAATGCGGCAGAAGCCGCAATGGCTAAGACCTTCGGCAACTCGGCAGAAGATCTCGCGAAGTACGGGAAATAAACAGGGACGGCTTTAGACCATAGGCTTTAGGCCGCAGGTCGAAAGAGCCCAGCAACACGCTAATAAGGAAAAGAATCATGGCAGAAAGAAATACAGAACAGCGCAACGGCGATCTCATTAATCCGCCGGTTGCAGCGTCCACGAAAATCGAAGCAGGCAAGCTGGTATGTGCCAACGCGACCGGTTACGCCGTGGAAGGTTCCACAGCCACCACCCTGACCGCCCTTGGCCGCGCCGAAGAAACGGTTGACAACTCTGCCGGAGCAGACGGGGCGCTCACGGTGCAGGTGCGCCGGGGCACGTTCAAATTCAAGAACAGCGCCACGAACCCTGTCACTCAGGCCAGCCTGGGCAAAACCGTCTACGTCGAAGACGACGAAACCGTCGCCAAAGACGCTAGCACGACGAAGAGTGCAGCGGGCAAGTGCGTCGAACTGGCCAGCGACGGCGTCTGGGTTGAAATCAGATAACAGAAGGCTTTAGACCTTAAGCTTGAGGCTTAAGGGCTGAATAACTCAAAACAGTAACAGGAGAAAGCAAATGCTTATCAACAGAGAAAATGTAGCGGCCTTGATGAAGAACATCAAAACCACCTTTAATAAGGCCCTTGACGAAGCGAAGCCGATTTGGTCGAAGATCGCCACCAAGGTGCCCTCGACCGGCGCACAGAACGACTACAGCTGGATCAAGGACGGCTGGCCGAGCCTGCGCAAGTGGATTGGCGACAAGGTGGTTAAAGGGCTCGAAGCCGCCAAGTACGTGGTGGTTAACCATAACTATGAGTCAACGATTGCGGTAAAACGCACCGACCTCGAAGACGACAATACCGGCATCTACGCCGCCCAGGCGCGCGGCGAAGGTCAGGCGGCCGCCCTGTGGCCGGATGAAATGCTGGCCGATGCCGTCAACGGCGTATTCACGATGACTTGCTATGACGGCAAGATGATGGTGGCTGCCGATCATCCGGTCGGCGACAAAGGCCTGACCCTCAGCAACAAGGGCACCAAGGCGCTCGACGGATCGACCCTCGCGAAAGCTAAGGCTAGCTACGGCGCGGCCCGCACGGCGATGATGAGCCTTAAGAACGACGCCGGACGTCCGCTCAATATCGTCCCGAACATCCTGCTGGTTCCGCCCGCACTGGAAGCCACCGCCCGGACGCTGATGATTAACGACCGTCTCGAAGACGGAAAGCCAAACCCCTACAAGGGAACGGCGGAAGTTGTCGTCTGGCCGCAGCTCACCAGCGACACCGCATGGTTCCTGATCGACGGCAGCAAGCCGCTGATGCCCTTTATTTATCAGGAGCGCAAAGCGCCGACCGCCGTCGAGCAGACCACTCTCGACAGCGACAACGTATTCAATACCGGCAGCTTCCTGTTCGGAGTGGAAGCCCGTGGCAATGTCGGTTTCGCCTTCTGGCAGCTCATCTACGGATCCACGGGAGCGGAAGCCTAACCCGTACCGCTTTGATCGCTACTCCGGGGGCTGGGATGCCCGCTCCCGGAGTTTTCCAAACCCCGGAGGGAATGCCGTCCGTAGTTCGGAAAACTAAAGGCGGTTTAAAACGGCACCGGGAGGCGCGGACAGATGGACGGTCAAGCACCCGAGTGCGGAACTATTAAACGGTTGTGCGCGAATTTAAACAGGTTCTGGGCGGTAGCAGAGCGCCAGACCTTAACAAATGGGCAAGGCGCCGTCTCAAAATTGAGAAAATAGAGCTTCGAGGGTAGAAAATGGCATACGCAACACAAGACGACTTGATGTCCCGGTTGAAGGAAGCCCGGCTGCTGGTGATTGCCGGGCTGGATACCGATGAGGACGGCATGGCCGACGCTCCGGACACCGACCGGATCGCCGCCGCCCTGTCTGATGCCTCGGCTGAAACCGACGTGCTGCTGAACGCCCGGTATGCGTTGCCCCTTCCGGTTGTCCCGGCGGCGCTCAAGAACGCCGTCTGCGATATCGCCGCCTACCTGCTCTGCAATGAGACAACGGTTTCGGACTTTATCAAGGAACGCAGGGATAATGCCGTCTCGCTGCTTAAGCGGGTCGGCGAAGGCAAAGCTGATCTGGGCATTTCGGAAGCACAGAAGCCGTCGGCGTCCGGCGGCGACGGCTTTGTTCAAGAAGGCCGGAGTGATTTTAAAAACTGGTAGATCAAAGGAGGACGTATGAGACGCATAGGACTGATTGGAATGTTGGTGGTCGTGGCGCTGAGCGCACTGGCGCAGCAAAACTTCACGGTGACAGCCGGAACCAATTCAACCGTGGTGCTCCCGGAGCGCAACCTGAAGGTTGGCCGGGTGCCGGTCTGGACAAAGAGCACGGCCTATACAGCCGGAACCTATTTCATGACGGCCGCGCAGCAGTTTTATCTGGTGCGCACCGGAGGAACCTCCGGAACCAACGCGCCGACGGCTGAGGAAACGGTTACCAACGGCACCGTGGTGGCCGAGTTTGTTCCCTTTGGCCCGCGCTCCGGGTTCGCGATTGTCAACGCCGGAACCAATATTGTGGATCTGACGATCGGCGGCGGAGTTGGCGGCGTGCGGCTCTGGCCGCGCGGATCATGGAGCGACGGCGGGCCTTCCTGTCCCCAGGCGGAGATCCGGGCATCGGCAGACGGCAGCAGCGAGCTGCGCGGATGCGAGTGGTAGGAAACAAACGGCCTTAGACTTTAAGAAAGGATCCCGATGGAGACCAGATACGGACGTGCGATTTTGTTTGGCCTGCTGGCGCTGCTTGTTGGCCTCCGGGCCTCCGGAGCGGTGATAAATCCGGCGGAGGATGTTGGTGGAAGAATCAGTGTACTAGAGATCCAATCGGTTGGTCAGGCCGATCTTGATGGCGACTGGTTTTACCCAGACTGGTTCCAGTGGACGTTCTCAAAAGTGTCTGATGCGGTGCCAGATGCCACGTCGATCTTAACAAACAAGGATGTTGTCGTGTCGCGACGGCAGTATAGCGCAGAAGGCAGCTCGTGGGAGATTGCATATTCCGGTGTGCGCTCTGCGGCGTTCGCTCCTCCGGCCGTCATATCGGCCCATCCATCCGTGGCGACAACTACTGTGGCCAAGGTCTGGTATGTAGCTCCGGGCACCTGCACGGTAACCGCCACAATCGGAGATTTCTCACGCACTACGAATCTGGTTGTTTCACTGTCCTCCATAACAAACGACGTGGTCGTCGGATGCGTCACAGGGTCAGCCGCTTATGCGTTTACTGCGGCGATTTCCGCGCGGATGGGAGACGGCAGTGATAAGGCTGTTTTTTCCGCGCAAGATCACGTGGCCACTAATTATGTACGCAACCCGGACAGCTGGGTTGCCGACATAAATTTGACGTGCATTAGCCCTTGGAACTCGACCGGCGGCAGGCAGCGCGCTGGCACGCTGATCGGCGCGGACTGCATCCTGTTCGCTGATCACTTCCCGATTGCGCCTGGAGCAACAGTGCGGTTTGTGACGGCCTCCAACACCGTGGTGTCTCGCACGATGATCTCAAGCCGGAAGTCTTTTTCTGATTTTCGTATTGGCCGGTTGAGTGCTTCCGTTTTGCCCGACGGCATCGTTCCAGCGCTTTTATGCCCCGAGAATCAGGCTGACTTTATACCTTACAGGGGCAGCTATTCCGGCACGCTTCTTCAATTCTGGATCGATCAATATGAGGCGGCTTATGCCGGATACCATGTTTCAGACGACGGCATCTTTCCACTAACGACCGAGCCCGGCGTGTTTTATGCCAAAGGCCCTATAGTTGGCGACTCTGGCAGCCCAATCTTGCGCATTGCCGCTGCAACTAACCGGGTGATTCTTGTCGGGACAATGGTCACATCGCTGGGGGGCTATTGTCCGGTGTTTATGGGGAATGCGCAGATCAGGGCAGACGCTGCCGCGCTAGGCTGTGATACCGACAGCATCACTGACGCGGATTTTAACGCGATGGGCTTCACCAACTTCAACCCCGGACCGCCAAAATTTTAAGGAGGGTATTTATGATCAATCAAATTTGCCGCCAGCACTGCCCAGGTGGGCAGGGTATGTTGTCCATGAGACACTTGCAACTTCACCGAAATCCCGGTGGTGTGCTGGTGGCGCTGCTTTTTGGAGTGATGCTGTCATCGCACGCTGCCAACCAAACGCTTGCGCCCGTCGCAAAAATGACCTCGGCGGAAGTGGCTGAAACTATCCTCACAGAAGGGGTCATCGTGCGCATCACCGATTTGCCGGGAGATGTGCGCGTTGGGGATGGAGTGTCGGCCGGTGGAGTCCGGATTGGCGATGGTGCAGGCTGGCAGGAAGGCGATGCGCTGACGCAAGATTTAAACGCCAACGGCCACGCTATACAGCTTGGAGAGGGGTGGAGACTGCTTACACTGGGCGGATGGGGCGCGCTGAGCGGTCCGGCGGAAATATCGGAGGAAAATGGGGAATTCCGCCTAAGCGTTTATGGCAACACCCTGCTCGAGATCGTTAGTGAGCTAGCCGCTGTACAAATCAACTCATTCCGCTTCACCTCTCCGAATTTCGAGATCACCACGGCAATTGGTGAGGTGCAACCGACCATCATGTACACGACTAATTTAATCACAGGTACATGGCAAAACGCTCCGTTGGCGGGGATCATAACCAACGCATCAACCTATGTGTTTCGGACATCCGGGACCAATTACGGCAGCTATGCGTACTTCCGGGCAACCATTCCGAGCGGTAGTGGATCGGTGGCCGATTTTAGCGCCATCATTAAACAAAACGGCGAACGTGTCGCCACGCAGGCCGATCTGGCCGTCCAGATGGCAGGCTCGTACGCAGTGCCGTGGCCGGGAGTATTTGGCGGAGGTGCGGTTTTAATGCAGATGCCTGTGCCGATCTCGTTGCGCTACACCGGAGTTCGCTTTGGGGCTGACAGCTCTTCGGCGGTCGGCATTCCCATCCCAGTGGCCGCAACGAATTTCGTGTCGTGGTGGATTTTTGGCCCTCATAGTACAAACACGCCAACAGCCGGGTTTAATATGAATTTCCGGTTCAACGCAATCTCCCCGGAAGGGCATATTGCCAACCAAACGGTCTCGAGTAATTTCTTCGCCAACACCCACGGGTTCTGCGCTGCCGGATCGAATATGCCGTTCCGGGTGATTGTGCCAATACCGGCATCGGTTGCTAGCGGCACCGTTGTGCAATGCGCATTGGTCGCCATAACCAATACGCAGGTCACGTTGCCGACAAACTATCTCTACTACATCGGCGGCACAGTCGAATAAAGGAGCGCTATGCGTAAGGTCAAAAACGCGCTGGAGGAGGATATTGCGCGGAAGGAAGTGGCGGCGGCGGCGATCGTCGCTCTGGTCGTGTTTTCTGTGGTTGTCGGAATTATCGCGGCAGGCGCAGCGCGGGTCACGCCGCCGGATCAACAAAGAGACTCCTCCGTGGGGATAGCGGCTGATTCGAGGGGCAATTGAGATGTCCGGAGCAACCGTCAGCGTGGAAGCGGCCGGGCTTAATAAGCTCGATGCATTTATCGGTCGGCTGACGGATACTTACTTTGATCCGCTGCTCGACTCGATCGGGGCGCTGATCGTGAGTCAGACTGAAGAACGGATCGCCAGAACGAAAACATCGCACGGAGAGGTTCCTTGGCAGGCGCTGAGCCCGGCCTATGCCAAGCGGAAGAAAAAAGGCGGCGGGATTCTCGAACTCAACGGAGATCTGCGTGACTCACTGGTTCATCTGGTGACCGGCAAAACATCCGTCCAGATCGGCACCAACCTGATCTATGCCGCAACGCACCAGTTTGGTGATCCGAAGCGCAATATTCCACAGCGCGAATTTCTCGGGCTGAGCGCAATGAATGAGATGGAGATCAATGAGCTGGTTGAGGAATGGGTCACACAACAGACCAAGGAGTGAGTATGCCGGAAGCAGAAGCGCCGAAACCAGCAATGGAAAAACTTAAAACCGCAAAAACTCTCGACCGCTGGGTGGAGGTTTTTAAAACGGCCTTTAAAGGGGCGGCGGTAGACATCCACGAAGGCGCGGTCGATGCGGCCGCTCTTGATCGGATGAGCGTGAAGCTCCCGGCAATCTTTGTTTCCGCCCTCTCTTCACCCGGAGCGGCCGATGTCGGCGACGATACGCTGAGCGCCGAAACTATTTTCTCTGCCTATATCCTCACTGGCGGACAGCACCGTGATATCTCCGGGCTGAATATGAGTGAGGTTGCGCGCATCCTGATTAAAACTACGGTTTCTAAAATCGATGGCGTCGGCCGCGCAAAACAAATCGCCTGGCAGAACATTCTCTCGGCCGCGCTGGCGGGCAAGGTCGTATCGCTGAACGCTGTCGCCTGGCGTCAGCAGATCCTGCTCGGCGATCAAAGCACGGAGGACGGTATGTTCACTGGCGGTCTTCCGTGGCCGGACGAGGTGGTACCGACGGAATTTTATATCGAGACCGGCGGCGACACACAGCCGGGTGATCCCAATTCTCCGCCCGCACCCGATCCTGAAGCCTGACCGCTAAATCTTGCCTGCTTTCCCTGCTCCCGAATTAAGACCGAACCAGTTCGGACGGGCTCCTGTTGCTGTTTCCGGCACATTGTGAAAAAGCAGCAAGAACTATGAATCACCGGAAAAATTTTGATCTGACCGAAGCCGCGCGCCGCATCGCCAATCTGGTGATGCTCGGAACCGTGACTTCCACGCGCGGCGACGGGTATGCCCGCGTGAAAATTGGCGAGCTGACGACCGGCTGGCTACCGTGGCTTTCCCCGCGCATGGGAAACCGTAAGGACTGGGCGGCTCCGGAGCCTGCCGAGCAGGTGCTGGTGCTTTGCCATAATGGAGATCTGGCGCAGGGTGTGATTGTGGCTTCACTCGGAAGCAATTCCAACCCGAACCCCTCTGACAACCCCCGGATTTTCAAAACGGTTTATTCAGACGGAACCTTTGTGCAGATCGATCTGGACACGCATGAGGTGTTGATCCGCTGCGCGGGGAATGTCTCTCTGGTAGCTGACGGAGACATCGCCGTGGCCACGGCAGGCAAAGCATCAGTCGAAGCGGTCGGTGATATCGAGGCAAAGAGTCTGGCATCCATCAAGGCTTTTGCCGCCGTCGAGGCCGAAGTGACCGCGCCGGTGATCAGTCTGACTGGCGCAGTAACCATTAACGGTACGTTGACGGTTACCGGGATGACCGCACTGGCCACCGCAACTGTCGGCGGCGTCACCCTGCAATCGCCTAACGATTCTTTTTAAAGAGGCCGCATGGACTATGTAGTTAAAAAATCATTCTGGCACCGCAACAGGCCGGTTGCCGTCGGCGAAAATATTGATCTGGATCCGGGTGGCGCACACTGGCTGGTCGCCCAAGGGAAGGTTAAGGCGGCAGGTGCGAATCAGGAATCGAAAGGCCGACGCGGGCGCAAAGTTGCTCCCACAGAAAAAACAACAGAGCCGGAGACTCCGGCCGCAAATAAGGAGATGAAAGATGAGTGACCTTGTACGAGGCGTTGAAACAGTTCTCGTGGACAGCGGAGTGCGGCCGATTGAGACCGTGCGCTCCAGCGTGATCGGGCTGGTCATATCCGCGCCGGATGCCGACGCGGATCTGCTGCCCCTTAATACCCCGAAGCTTTTCTTTGGCGGACCATCTGCGCTGCGCGCCGCCATAATTCCGACCGGCGCAACCGAGCCCGGCACCGGGCTCGATGCCATCAATATGATTTACGGCATTACCAATCCAGTGTTGATCGTCGTGCGTGTTGATGGTGAGGATCTAAAAACCTCGCTGATTGGCGACGCGACCCTGCGCACTGGCGTTTGGGCGCTGCTCAACGCCAAGAGCCTTACCGGCATCCAGCCGCGCATCCTCTGCGCGCCTTGCGCTGACGGCTATACGATTGTTGACGGTACGATTACCGCCGCACCGGTCGCCGCCGCTCTGTGTGCGGTTGCCGAGCGCCTGCGTGCCATCGCTATCATCGACGGCCCGAATGACGATGCCGCCGCCGCCAATACGGCCATCGGACTGATCGGCAGCAAGCGCGGCTATATGATTGACCCGTGGGTGAAAGACCTGCTGGGAAATGAGCAGCCGCCGTCCCCGATGGGAGCCGCGCTGTTCAACCGCCGCGACAATGCCGAAGGATTCGCCTGGAGCCCGAGCAATACCGTGATTCCGAATATCTCCGGAACCAGCCGCCCGATCGACTTCGCTCTGGGCGATGCCGCCTGCGAAGCGGATATCCTCGCCGGGTTCCATGTCAACACCATCATCCGCGAAGATGGCTTCCGGCTGTGGGGCGTGCGAACCGCACAGACGACGGATACCAACTGGTTCCAGATTACACGGGTGCGCATTGCGGACATCATTGCCGACTCGATTCAGGCGGCGCATCTGTGGGCCATCGATCGACCGATCACCAAGCGCTTCGTGGAAGATGTGGTTGATGGCGTCAACGCCTATATGCGCACGCTGAAAGCGCGCAGCATTATCGTGGATGGTTCCGCCTGGGCAGATCTGGAACTGAATACACCGGCCGACCTGAATCTGGGTCACCTAACGATCAGCTATGACTTCTGTGACCATCCGCTGGCCGAGAAGATCACCCTTCAGTACAACCTGAACACCGACTATCTCACGCAGATCGTCGGCTGATAAACGGCATTTAAACCAAGGAGAAAATTATGCCACTGCCGAAAGTACTTAAAAATATCAACCTGTTCGCCGACGGGCGCAACTACATGGGCAAAGTCACGTCGATGACGCCCCCAAAGCTTAAGACCAAGGATGAAGATTATCGCGGTGGCGGAATGGGCGGCCCGGTCAGTTTCGCAATGGGCTACGAAAAGCTGTCCTGCAGCTGGTCGCTCGCCGAAACCGACAAGCACCTGCTCAAGCTGAGCGGCCTGATGGCCCAGCACGCCGTTAACGTCCAGTTCCGGGGCGTTGTTGACGACGAACAGGGCAACGTCGGCTCCATCGTCTTTACGATGCGCGGCCGCATCAACGAGGCCGACCCCGGCGAACTCAAGCCTGGCGAGAAAAACGAGAGCAAGTTCGCGATGGAAGTGAACTTCTACGAGATGAAGGTGAACGGCGAGCTGGTTCACTACATCGACGTGATCAACAACGTTTGGCTGATCGGCGGCGTGGATCAGATGATCGCGCACCGCGCCATTCTCGAGGGCGGCGATGCCGGAACGGCCCGTGCGCTGCTGAGCGCTCTGGGGCAGTTTGCCGCGTCAAAACTTTCATAAGGACCGCCAAGCGCCTAGCACCAGAGCCGGGCATCTCTGTTAAAACTGCCCGCCAATTAAATAACTGTTAAACACTGAACAAGGAGACATATCATGAGGACGATTACTGTAAAGCTGGATGACCCGATTGTGATTGCCGGGAAGGAAACCGCCGAGCTGACGATCCGTAAGCCGGTTGTGAGGGATTTAAGGCTGTCTAATTCCGGAAATGAGCTGGAACGCTCGCTGAAACTGATTGGTGATTTGGCGGGACTGGCTCCGAGTGAACTCGATCAAATCTCCCTGAGTGACCTTGGCCACATTAACGCGGAGATGGCGAAGGAAAATTTTATTCCTTCTGTGCCGACGCTGCCGAGCAATTGATGTGTGAAACGGCTGCGGTTTTCCACACGTCGTTTGATGAGATGGAGGGTTGGGAGCCTGAGGTTTTAATCGAGCGTCGGAACCGGGCGATTAAGCTGGCGAAGGTGATGTATGGGGGCTAAATGCCGTCGCCGGAGGAAAAACCAGCCCGGCGAACGGGAAACCCGAAGAAGGGTTTGTTTTTGAAAAACAGGGCGTATCCGGATGGAGCCCATAGAATGGTCAGAATAATCCCGGTGGTGAAGTAACCGGGCGCGTCGTAGATCAACAGGCAGCCGGTGAAGAAAAATCCGCAGGCATAGAGAAAGAGTTTTACCGTGAAAAGGAGCAGTGCCGTGAAGAAAATATCAAACAGGCTGCGCTTTACGGTTTCATCCTTCTGGAGGGGTTGAGTCATGGCCTTAGGAGTAACACTTCAGTTCGATTTAGTCAACCGCGTGAGCGCGGGGATGAAGGATATTGCCAAGGTGATCCGGGGTACTTCTGCCGGGTTGTCGGAGTTGAGCAGTTCGGCGGTTGCGGCCGCTAAGTCAACGGCGGCAGTTGGAAAGGCGATGGAGGGGCTTAACGGCGAACTGCAGCGGGCCCAGAATCTGACCTTTATCGGGGCGGAACTCCGCAAGATGGGCGACGGCATTTTAAACCCGATGAAAGAGGCTGCAAACGTCTCGATGGAGTTTGGCGCGGTGATGTCGGAGGTTGCTGCGCTAACCCGTGGATCCAGCGACCAGATGGACGCGCTGGAGGCGACGGTTAAGCAGATGGCCTCTACCAGTGATGATTCGCTGGATGATCTTGGGGCGAGCCTGCTGACCCTGACCCGGCGCGGATACAGTGCGCAGGAGATGCTGACGATGCTTCCGAGCGTTAGTGCGCTGGCGAATGCCGGGGTGCAGGATTTTGGACGGGCGTCAGAGATTACATCGGCGGCGTTGAGAGGGTTTAATTTGGCGGCTGGCGAGTCGGCCCGTGTGGCGGATGTGATCGCGCAGGTTGGCAGCCGATCGGCGGCTGGCGTGGCCGGGCTGGGCGATGCGTTGGCGGAGTGTGCCCCGGCTGCACGCGCTGCCGGAATGAGTCTGGGTGACACGGCGGTTTTTATCGGGGCTCTGGCCGATGCGGGGATGGATTCTTCTTCGTCCGGCACTGCGTTGCAAATGATGTTGACCAAACTGACCGGCCCAGGTGCCGCGGCGACCAAACAGCTTTCATCTTTAGGGATTGAGGCGTTTGATCTGGAGGGTAACCTGCGCAACCCGCTGGCACTGCTCAAGGAAATGGCCGCCTCGATGCAGGGGCTTGGATCGGGCGAACGGCTTGGGATTTTGACGGAGGTTTTTGGCGATCGCGCTGCTGTGCGGATGTCGGGGCTGATTGAGAAATCGGGGGCCGGAGGTGTTTCGAAGCTGATCGAATCGCTGCGGAGCGCAGAAGGTGCCGCCTTGCGGATTGGCGAGGCAATTGACAAAAACGATAAGAGTGCGCTCGAAGAGCTGGTTAATGCGTGGCAGGTTTTAAGGCTTGAAGTGGGAGACAAGCTGAAGGCGTTTTTCTCTCCGGCGTTAGCGGGGTTGGCATGGCTGGCGCGGCTTTTGATTTGGATTGTGAAAGCGGGCGGGCCGGTTAGCACGCTGGTTCTGGGCATTGTTGCCGCGCTGGGGGCGTTTTTGGTTACGCTGGGCGTTCTGCTGCCAGCTATGGCCGCATTGAGAACAGGGCTGGCGGTTACGGTGACCCTCCTTAAGTTGTTGAGTGCGCAGGGCTTTCTGGCGACGACCGGCCTGAATGTGCTGCCAGTGATTTTTAAGCTGTGCGCGGGTGGCGTAATGAAGTTTGGTTTGGCCTTGAAAGGGCTGATCGCCAATCCGGTCGGGTTGGTCATTATGGCGATCGCCGTGGCCGCTTTTCTGCTGATCAAGTATTGGGAGCCGATCAGCGGGTTTTTTGTGAAGCTGTGGGATGGGATCAAGGTCGGCGCAGTGAAGCTATGGGGTGTGATAAAGATGGTTTTTGGGTTTAGCCCGCTCGGGATGCTGATCAAGAACTGGAAGCCGATTATTGATTTCTTCGAGGGGATGTGGAAACGGATCGGTGGAATAATCAGCCGGATCGGATCGGCATTTGGCGTTGGCGCGCGTGCCGCAACCGCCGGGGCAATGGCCGGTGCGGCCGTCAGCGCTGCTCCACTGCCGGAAGCCGCCGGGTCCGGCATCACGCCGATTGAGCGCACGATCGCCGAGGCGCGGGTGAATTCCAGTAGCATGGTCAACGCCCCGATTACCATCAATGCCGCGCCGGGGCAAAACAGCGAAGACATTGCCCGGACGGTTTCCCGCGAACTAGACGCCAGACAGCGCGCTAATGCCGCCCAGCAGAGAGCGAGGTTGTATGATTAAAAAAGGCTTTAGGCTTTGGGCTTTAGGCTTCAGAAATCAGCCGCGCTGCACAGGGCCGTCGGTTCAATTGCCGCGATCTGTCTGGATCCTGCGCGCCACCGGCGCGCTGCGGGTTTGCGTGACGGGATATGACTATGTTTCGTCTAGTTTTATCTATACCACTCAACTCCACTGGTGGCATCCGTTAAGCTGGGTTTTGGTTTTTATGGCAGCACGTTTTCTGGGAATGGGGCTTCTTTATTGCGGTTACACAAGGATGGTGTGGAGGGCTCCACATGGCTGACTCTGTTCTACTGGCTATTTGTGCAGGAGGATCGGACCTATTTCTTTTTTCGGTGCTCGGTGCGTCGTACGATCAGTTGCAACGCTCAAGCGCCTGGCGTTGGGCGAAGATGCCGCGCATCGGCCGTCTGCCCGGTCGCCAGAGCCTTGGCCCCGACGATGACGCGATTGAGCTGCAGGGAACGATGATCACCGAGCTGAGCGGCTACGACAATCTGACCCGGCTTCGTGCGTTGATGGCGGCCGGTGAGCCAGTGATGCTTTCTGATAGCCTGGGCAACATCCACGGCAAGTGGTGCATTGAGAGTGTTCAGGAAACCCAGAACGCGCTGCATTTTGACGGCCTGCCGCGCAAGCAGACGTTTTCGGTTCGCCTAAGTGTTTATGGGGAGGATGCGGCATGAACATCGCACTGCTCATTGTTGAAATCTATCTACTGATCGGTTTGTCGGCGGCATTGTGGTTCGCCCGGAGAGAAGCCTGGCGTTTTGACAAATACAGCTTACTGCGCACCGCGATCATCGTGTTCGGCCCGCTCTACATCATTTTTATTTTTGTGAGAAACGTGCGTGAGGACATGCGGAGTGGCGTTGAAACGGTGAAACCGAAACAGCGCCTGAAAAACCGGTGGAGTTATCTGGTCGGAATTATTCCGTTGCTGCTGATCAATGTTGTAATCCCGTACATGCGGCCGCTCCCGGAAGGAAGCGACACACACTCTGTGATTGCCGCCATCTTATCTTTTGGTTTGCTCAGCTTCGGCGCGGCCTGGGCTTTCGCATGGTTCTGTGGATTTGAAGCCGGACGCAAAGAGGGAGCCGAAGATCGTGGCTGATGTAACCTACAGAACGAAAGACAGCGATATGGTGGATCTGATCTGCTTCCGCCACTACGGCCGCACCGCCAAGGTTACGGAAGCCGTACTGGCCGCCAACCCCGGACTCGCCGCGCGCGGGCCGATGCTGCCTGCCGGTGTCGAGATTGTTCTTCCGGATTTCGGAACGCCGGACAAGCGCCCGGTGGAAAAAGAAACCATTCGCCTTTGGAACTGAGATGAAACATGTTTTTGAAATAACTGCCGATGACATCCGGATCACAAAGCTGATCGGCGACCGATTCAGTTCGCTTACCTATACGGATGAGGAAGGCTTCACGAGCGATACGCTGGAGATCTCGCTTGATAACCGCGACTTAAAGATTAAGCCGCCGGAGAAAGGTGTGGAGCTGCGCCTGTCCCTCGGCTACCAGGAGACCGGCGTGCGGCCGATGGGGCTGTTCATAGTTGATGAGTACGAACGATCCGGGGTTCCGCACACAATTACTGTCACGGCGAAGAGCGCTTATGGCGGCGATGGAAAAACGAAGTCCGCCACGGTCAGCGGGATTACGACAAAGCTGAAAGAACAGAAGTCGCGCTCGTGGGACGGCCAGACTCTGGAAACGATTGTTAAACAGATCGCCGCCGATTGCGGGCTGGAACCGCGCATCGATCCCAAGCTGGCCTCCGAGGTGATTGCGCATATCGACCAGACGGATGAAAGCAATGCACACTTCCTGCAGCGCCTGGCGCGCGAGCGCGATGCAATCTTTAAACCCGCCGGAGGCTTCCTGCTGTTTGTTCCGCGCTCGCAGGCAAAGACGGCCAGCGGTCAAGTGATGCCGGTTGTGTATCTGACGCTTGAAGCGCCTATGCCGACCGCCGAAAAGCCGAACTGGGCAAAACTTTCAGGCAACGAAGACAGCTACCGGATTACAGTGGCTGAGCGCGAGGATTATAGGAGTGTGGCTGCCTATTACCATGACGTGTCGGCCGCAGAGCGCAAAGAGGTGAAGGTTGGCGACGGTGAGCCTGTCCGCAAACTGCGCGGCAATTTTTCAACGCCCGCCGAAGCCGCCCAGGCGGCGGCCGCCGAGTTGCGGCGCATCGGACGCGGCAAGTCCGCGCCTACATTCAACTGCGAAGGAAACCCGCTGCTCTCCGCTGAGGGCAGGCTGATCGCAGACGATACAATGGGCAGCGACCTTGAGGGCGAATGGGTGATTACCCGCGCAGTTCACACGCTCGACGAGCGCGGCTATATGACATCGGTCGAGTGCGAGCTTCCGGAGGCTGTGCGCGCCGCTGCTAAAAATCCAGAGGTGACCGAATGAAACGCGGTTTTAAGTGGGGATTTTTTAAGTCATGAGCGCGCAACGGAAAATCAAACGCAAGCCGCTGACTAAAGGGAATGAGTATTTCACCGACCCGTCAAAGTCGTGCCGCTTTCGGATTTCGGACCCGTTGTTTCACGGGCCGAATCCCGGCGTAGCCGTTCAGTGGCTGGCGGTTGGCGGAGATATCTCCAAGGGGCAGTTTTTCCTATGCAGAGACGCATCTGAGTTTTGGAGCCTGCTGAAGTTTCAGAACGCCATTGATGCGGAGGATGAATGAATGGAATGCACAAAGACACCGGGAAGCCGTTGAGTGGTCTGGCGCACTTGAGGCAGAGCATCGAGGATATTTTGCGCACGGCTCCTGAAACGCTGGTGATCCGCCGCGAATATGGCAGCGAGCTTTTTGGCCTGATCGATGCGCCGACCAACGCGAAGGTGCGCGCCCGCTTCGTGGCCGCCACTGCCGGTGCGCTGGATCGCTGGGAGCCCCGTCTTAAAACAACGCGGGTTCTGTTTGATGTGAGCAACTCCGAACAGGTTCGGGCTGGGCATATCTCGATCACTCTGGAAGGATATTACACACCGACCGGAGAACCGGTTGTGCTTGAAGGAATACAAATTTCGTGAACAGTGTTTTTACAGCCATTGACCTGAGCAAGCTGCCGTCGCCGCAGGTGGTCGAAGCGCTTTCCGCCGAGGCCATCTTCAATGAAATGCTAGCGAGCCTGCAACAGCTCGACCCGACCTTTAACGCTCTGGTGCCCAGCGACCCTGCCTATAAGATTCTTTTAGTGGCCGCCTATCGCGAGCTGCTGCTCCGTCAGAAGATGAACGACAAGGCCAAGGCGCGCATGCTGGCTTTTGCGCTGGATGCAGACCTTGACCATATCGGCGCATCGATGGCCGTTCCGGTAGCCCGTCTTGCTGGCGAAACGAATGATGCTTTCCGCGCACGCCTTGTATTGGCTCCGGAAGCCTATTCTGTGGCCGGTCCGGTCGGTGCCTATAAATTCCACGCCCTCTCGGCACATAGCGGAATAAAAGACGTTTCTGTCTGGAATCCGGGCATCGGCGGCCGCGTGAATGTGGCCGTGTTATCTAAGGATGGGAATGGCGCATGTTTCGGCGCACGAATCAACCATCCGGAAGGCTATGTCGACGCCGACACATCGCTCGCCGTTACCGGCGTTCTTGCACCCCTTTCAAACGGGCAGGAATTGGCCTTTGAGGGCGGCGCGATTTTCACCCTTGACGATGACTTTGCCACTGGCGTAACGGTCATTACCGGCGCGCTGGCTGGCGCTGTAGCCGACGGTGAACGCGCAGGCATCCTGCCGTTCGTTCAGGATGCGCTGGATCCTGAAACTCGACTGCCGCTTTGCGATACCGCTGAAGTCATGAGCGCTGAGATCATTGAATATTCCGTCATCGCGCAATTGATAATCTATGGTGGACCGGACGCCAGGACCGTGCGCAATAATGCGCTTGTCTCAGTGCAGGCCTATGTTGCCGCACGTCATAAATGCGGCAACGACATTACAATTTCCGGCCTGATGGCCGCGCTCCATGTTGAGGGGGTTCAAGAAGTCGTCCTTGTTTCGCCATCGGCACGCATTGAAGTGGATCAAGGACAGGCGGCATACTGCACCTTTATTAACGTCTCTGTTGTAGGGAGGGACGAATAATGGTCGTCCGGTCTGACAGATCGCTGCTGCCGGGTGCTCCGCACGCCAGTGCGGAGCGCGCACCGAAAGGCAGCTATGCCATCGATATTTCCGCGAGCCGGGCTTTTAATCTGGATCCGCAGATTCTTATCGACGTAACCGATCCGGATCTCTGCCCAGTCGAGGTGCTCCCGTTTCTGGCCTGGGCGTATTCTGTCGATGAGTGGCCGGAGGGCGCATCCGAGGCAGAAAAACGCGCCATCATAAAGGCTTCGACTACAATCCATCGTTATAAAGGGACACTGAAATCAATCAAGGATATGCTGGCAGCCGCAGGTTACGGCAGCGCAACCGTTCAAGCTGGCGCGGATGGGTTGCGCCGCGATGGTGCTGTGGTGAGGAACCGAACTGTGCTTTATGGTGGAGGAATGGGCTGGGCGGAGTGGTCTATTGTCGTCAGTAATTCCGATGCGTTGCCATCACCAGAACTCATCTCTCTATTGATACAGACTGCGCCTGCCAGATGCCGACTTGTTAGCGTTGGTTATCAAAAACTCTTCTTCCGCCACAACGGCGTTTTCACTCGCGACGGATCGCGCAGTTATCAAAGGACATATACGGAGGTTTAGTATGGCAAATCAGAACGAAACCGGTGATTGGCCGGACGGAATTTATCAGTTCGAAGAAACAGACTTCGTGCAGGGCGGAATTGATGGTGTTGACAACCTTCCACTGCGCCAGTTGGCGATCCGAACGGCAATTTTGAGGCGGATGACTGGCACACACTACTCCGAAAACAAGACGGGGTCGACCGCTGGATGCGTTTTGGCTCACACCCCAGTTGTTGACGCGGCCGTGCAGGTCTTTATTAACCGCCTCCTGGCTGTTCAAAACGAAGATTATGTGATCGTTGGCCCCGCCATCACCTTCACCCCGCCTGTCGCAGCAAACGATGATGTCAGGGTTGTTTATTACGGGAATTAATCAGAAAAGGAGCCTATCATGAGACATATTACATTCTTGGTGCCTGCCGTTATTTTAATCACTGTTGGTAATGCTGTCGCGCTTCCCAAAACGCAAGCGAAGCAGGTGACCGTTGATCCTTCGCGCATTTCCTCCACTAACACAGATGTGCAGGCTGTACTGGAAGATTTAGATAATTCCATCCCAGAACAGGCGACAACCGCAATCAGTGGGATCGTTAGGTTTGCCACGCCGGCGGAAGTGAATGCCGGGACATCCAGTGTTGTCGTTGTATCTGCCGCAGATTTGGCTGCTGGAACGCGGGCCGCCGGAATGTGCTATAGCGGCGCAGTTGTTTACTCGAACTCGATGCCAACCGCTTGGGCAGATCTAAATCTGTCGGGAATCGTCGGATCGAATCGTTGTTTTGTGCTATTGAGCGTTGCGCCTGACACTGGTGGTGTTGTCCATTTCCGGGAAAATGGAGAGACCAAATACAAAGCCGCGTCGTCTGACAAAGACAGTGGCATTGCTGGGGTGGGGTTTGGATCTGGAGGAGAAATTGGGTACATAACCATAATCACAGACAGTGGCGGAATTATTGAGTGGGTTTCAAGTTCGGCCGGATCTGGAGCTACGGTCATTAAGCTATTGACGTATTGCATTTTAAGCGACTGACGGACAGTCGCCGGGACATCACTCCCTTTAACGGCAACGCCAATTGCCACGGATAAACCGCTGCCCGCCAGTCTGTACACAGAACAGCCGGAAGGTAGCAAAGAGGAGTGCAGAATGAAAAGCCCGATCAGTTACCTGGGTGGAAAAAGCCGGTTGGCCAAGCAAATCGTTAAGCTGTTGCCGGAGCACACAACCTACATTGAACCGTTTTGCGGTGCCGCGTGGGTGTTCTTTGAAAAAGAGCCGTCAAAAGTCGAGGTCATCAACGACATGAACCTCGAACTGGTGACCTTCTGGCGGGTGATCCAGAACCATTTGGAAGAATTCCTCCGCCATTTCAAGCATTACATTATCTCGCGCGAGATCTTCGACATCCTGAACCGCACCGATACAACAACGCTCACTGATATCCAGCGCGCCGTCCGGTTTTATTACCTTCAGCGCACCGGATTCGGCGGCAAAACGGTCGGCAGGGTCATGCCAGCGTTTAAAACCCGCGCACCGTCTATCAGCCTCACCTCCATTGAAGAGTGCATTTTAGACGTTCACCGGCGCATGCAGCGGGTCGTAATTGAGCGCATGGATGCGCTGACCTGCATCCGGCGCTACGATACCCCCGGAGCGCTGTTCTATCTGGATCCTCCGTACTACGGATTTGAAAAGGATTATGCCGTGGTCTGGCCCCGTGAAAACTTCACCGAACTGGCGGGCCTTTTAGCGGGCATTAAAGGGGCGTTTATACTCTCTTTAAACGACCGGCCGGAAGTCCGCGAGATCTTCTCGGCGTTCCGGATCAAGGCGGTAAAGACACAGTATTCGGCCAGCGCGGCAGGCGGTGGAAAAGAGGCAAACGAAGTGCTGATTTACAATTTTCAGGGCCGGTGATAGCGTCTGGACGGTTCTGAATTCGGGTTTTTTTACAAATACTCTAAATTCAAGTGTCCTTTACTCAAATTTTAAATGTCCGTTTACACCTTGAATGCGGAGGAACTCGCATGCTTGAAAATCAAACACCGAGCCCTTGTCATTTCGCAATTCAGGGGTTTTAACAAACTCCTCGGCATTGAAAACGGGTCGCTCGCCAGGCCATGAAGTGATTGTGATCCACGCCTCTGCCGTCCCCTTGATCGTCGGCGCCGTTGGCTGGGTCACGCGATAAACACCACCGCGAACATAAAGCGTATCGCCCGGCTGAAGGGCGGAAATTTTAGCGGGGGTCGCCCACGGCTGATCCCAGGTTCCCGGACCACTATCCTCGCCGTCCGGCGCAATGACATAGCATCCCCCCGGACCGGTCCGCAATCCAGACGTCACCCCCAAAAGGACCGCCAGCCCGGCATCTGCAGTCGCTCCCTCCAAAGTTGCCTCAACGGAAACCACAGCCACTTCTGGACGCGGGTTCACCCATTTCATGCAATAGGCGACGGCATTCTCCCAGGTGTCAACGTCTTGTTTCAGCACGACCGGTTGCGCGTGGGCCATTTCCCCGGCCGGACCGACACGATACCAGCGCTCAATCGACTCCCCAAACAAAACAGGGATGCTGAGTTCCTTTTGGTCAGCATAGCGCACGCAGTAACGGAACATCACCGGACGCTCGGGAGGGCGTTCTCCGCGCCTTTTCTCGATTGCCGCCTGATGCCACCAGGTCCGGACCGCCGCCCCTGGATCACAGGTGTGAAGAAAAAACAAAACATCGACTTTCTGATTAACCTCCACCTGCGCCGGGGAATCTGCGCCTACACGGGTCGGCGCAATCTGCCAATCAATCGAGTTCCGCTCCATCGCTCCCTCCGGGAGCCCTGACAGCAAGTTCAGCGAGCCGCGCTGCCATCCCGAGGCCGTTGCGCCGCGAACATCCAACGGTTGCTGACGAAAGGAGTCATTCGCCTTTTCATAACGATGGACGAAGGCGTCTAAAATCGCCTGTCCCTGCGGAGTAAACCAAGCCCCTGACGTCGGTTCGGCACCCGCCGAACAGGTCAACATCGCCAGTATGGTTCCAACCCAAAACCGCCACTTTAGTGATTTCAT